TTGGATCTCGGGATTTAGCGCAACAGTAAATGTACCTGTAAATGCAACTAGTAGCGCTAACACTGCTATAAGACCTCCAACGATAGCAACAGCACAGTATGATGTACGCTTACGTTGTGTGTTAGACTGGAATTACATTCGAGAAACTCCTGTTCAATACGGTCTATGGCTATAAGGAAACAAAAATGGCAAACTATAAAGAAACAACTGCCGAAGGCACAACTTGGAGAAGGTCCAAGCAAGTAGTCATTAACAATGACTTAGGTACTACACCAAAACCAATAATTTTTATGGAAGAAGATGTAGCTGTTATAGGAACTAATGAATTCCATACTAACAGAGGCTCAATCTCTGCATTATATAATCCAGACGAACTAATTAATTTAAGAGATCCTGAAACTGGTGAAAAAACAGGAGTAATGATGAAACAAAGTATGGTATACTTAGCTCTATATTCACTTTACTTAGATTGTGCCGAAATCAGGGATATTGAAGCAAATCCTTTGCCAGCTCCGCAAGTTGCTGATGAAAATTGGCGACAACTAACGTAAGGTATTATATGTCAAATATGCGAATAGTCTATAGAAATATTGCAGACACTGCTACAGCCTTAACTGCTAGTAATACTAGTGGTAGCTTAGCGGCAAGCAATCTTCTAACAGACTTAAAAACTCAAGTACACCGTAGTACAACTACTACTGTGACGTATACTCTTACTTGGAACTCTGCTCAAAAAGTAGGCTGTGTTGCATTACCTTGTACTAATGTCACTAGTACAGCCACAGTTTCAGTCAGACTATATAGCGACGAACAAGCAACCCAATTAGTATATAGTTCAGGAACTGTTACCGCAGTACCTGGGTACAATTTAGACCCTAAGCAATGGCCTCAAGGTCTAAACGCAAATACTTTTGCTTATGGTGGAAGTACAAAAATAACAGTATGGATACCTAATCAACCTAGTAATATTAGAGCAGTATTAGTTGATATATCTGACTCAAGCAATCCTGTTGGTTACATTGATTCAGCTAGATTAGTAGTAGGCGAATACTGGTCTCCACAATTCAATATACAAAATGGGGCTGACTTTCAATTTGTAGATAACTCAGAAATTACTAGACGTGATAGTGGTGATCTCGTTACAAATAGAAAGTTTGTACACGATACTTTTAGTTTTAACTTTAGCTTATTGCCAGAAGTAGACAAATCACAGCTATTACAGATTATTCGTAGTATAGGCACATATAAAAACATATTTGTAAGCCTATTACCTGAAGATGCCTCGGCTAAAACAGCTCAAGACTCTTCAATCTACGGTAAACGTTCTAACTCCTCAATCCAATATCAGTTATATAGTTTTTATGCGCATAGCATGGATATAACTGGCTGGTAATTGTTAAATTTTACCCTGTCCATTATATGGGCAGGGTATTTTTTTGCATTGACAACTTACCGCCCTTGTGGTATAATATACCAAAATGTCAGAACGTTTCAATATTTTTTCTTGACAAGCTTTTAACTAGATGTAAAGGGCGGACCTGCCGCTTGGATTATAATTAAATATACAACCACTGCTAATAAGGAGATCTGATTATGGTGGAGATTAACGACCACAGCCTCATTCAGACAGTTTCACTAGTTGCGTTAGCAGTTGTTGCTTTCTCAGTTGGAATACAGAAACTGCTAAAAGACTGGAAAAGTACTAGTGCTGAAACTAGTGTAATTACTTTAATGCACACAGAACTAGAGCGCATGAGTGAACAAAACGGCTTACTAGCAACCGAATTAAATCGCTTGCAACAAGAAATGATTTTACTTAATACTCAACTAGCACAGTTATGCATTGAAAACCAGCAACTACAAACAGAAGTTGTTGCACTAACTGAAGAAGTTAATAAGTTTAGAATATCGGCTACTATTGCAGCAGCTAAAAAGGTTAAGGTGGGCTAATGCAACCAGCAAAAATTAACTATAAAATCTATCAAGGCAGCACTTTTCAAGAGACATTTCGTTGGGAATCAGAAACAAAAGTTTATGTACCAATTTCGTCTATTGCAAAAGCAGCCCCTTGCGTAGTTACTACTACCATACCACATAATCTACCAATAGGCTGGAGATTTCGTGTAGTTGGTGCAGGTGGTATGAAAGAAATTAACTCAACAGGTGAAGAATATCACCTGTCAACCCTTATACCAACCACTACTACTGTAGAAATAAATCAGGTAAATAGTTTGGCGTATACCGCATATACAAGCGGGGGTGTAGTAGAGTTTAATCAACCCGTTCCGCTAACAGGTTATGCCGCACGTATGCAAATTCGTGAAGCAGTAGACAGTCCTACAGTAATTCACGAAGCAACAACGCAGAATTCACAGATTATTCTAGATAATACCAATAAAACAATACAGATTACGTTATTAGCAAATGTAACACAAGCTTTTACTTTCTCAACAGCAGTATACAGTTTAGAACTATATAACGGCTTTAATGTAATCCCATTTATTTATGGAAATCTTACATTAGTTCAAGAGGTCACACGATGACAACAGAAGTAATTGTAACACAAAGTAACAATACTAGTGTAGTTCAAGAACAACTAGTAAATCGTGTTGTAGTAGACGATAAGCCTGCTAGAATTATTACTAGTGGTATGATGCCTCCACCTGCAGTTAATTCAATATCAGCTTCAGGTGACGTAGATCTTAGTCAGTTACAAGACGGTGGAGTGTTAATCTATAACACAGCAACAAATATGTGGAAAGCTACTAATTTGCTAGACAAGCAAATTTTTGAAGCTGGTCAATTTTAAAGGATTAAGCTATGGCTTCTATTTTAAGAATTAAGCGCAGTGAAACGTCAGGCAATCCTGGGGTACTAGGTGCAGGTGAGTTAGCCTATTCAGGCTTAACGGATAATGGATCAAATGGCGGTGATCGCCTTTATATTGGTCTTGGACTCGAAACTGCTAACAATGCAGTAAATCACATTATTATTGGTGGTAAACGCTATACCGACATGGTTGACGCAGCTACTAATCTAAACACAGTAGGCACATTAGTAAAGCGCGATTCAAACGGTGACTTTACAGCACGTCGTGTTACCGCAGATTTAATTGGTAATGCAGATACAACTACTAAATGGTTAAATGCTCGCAATTTATCACTAACAGGTGATGCAACTGCTACACTATCCGCAATCGATGGCTCAGCAAATGTAAGCGCAGCCTTAACACTAGCAAATACTGCAGTTACTGCAGGTAGCTATGGTTCGGCAACAGCAATACCTACTTTTACAGTTGACACAAAAGGCCGTTTAACTGCTGCAGGCACTGTTGCAGTTGCAACAAACTTGTCAATTGCTGGCAACAGTGGAACAGACACAGTTAGCTTATTAACAGATACATTAACAATTACTGGTGGTACAGGGGTTTTGACCGCTGTTACTGATAATACAGTTACAATTAGTTTACCTCAAGCACTTGGACCTACATCAAACGTTACGTTTAACGATGTTACAATCAACGGTGTTTTATACTCAAATGATATTACAGCTGCTAACATCAACATTGATGGTAATGCTTCAATCACAGGTAACTTAACAGTACTTGGTACTGTTACAACAGTTAACTCAACTACTGTTGCGATTGGTGATAAGAACATTGAACTAGCCAAAGATGCTACTTCAGCTGCAATGGCAGATGGTGGTGGTATCACAGTTCGGGGACCTACAGTTCCAGCAACTATTTTATATAACAGCGGCGATGATCGCTGGGTTTTAAACAAAGACTTAACAGTAACAAATGTTTACGCTGAATTAGTTGGTAATTCTTCAACAACTACCAAATGGAAAACAGCACGTAACTTGAGTTTAACAGGCGATGCAACTGCTACATTAGCAAGTGTTGATGGAAGCGCCGCAGTTTCAACAGCCATTACATTAGCAACAGTTAACACAAACGTTGGAACTTATGGTGACTCTGTTACTGTGCCAACATTAACGGTAAATGCTAAAGGTTTGGTAACTGCTGTATCACAAACAGTTATTCCAACAGCTACTACCTTAATCAAAGGTTTATCTAAGTTTCTCGCTACACAATTTACAGTTACTGACGGATTAGTCGAACTTGTTCAAGTTGATGGCGGAAGTTATTAAAAGGAGTCGTCATGGCAATTAGCGGATCTATTATTTCAGCCTATGGCTATGACTCTCTTGTAGCTTTTAATGGACAAACAAATATAGTTGTACTTGGCGGAAATGGTGATGGCAGAATTAGTATCAATAATAGTGTTATCACAGTCACTAATCCAGGTACTAGCTATCCTGAAGGTATTGCAATTATAGGCGGAGGTACAAGAATTGTACTAACTGTTGATCCAGTACTTAAAATACAACTTAAAAGAAGTTCTGTAACTGGAAAAATTCCTACTCAAGCGGATTTAGAAGACGGCGAGTTAGCACTAAATACTGCGGACGGCATCTTGTATTATAAAAATAATCAGGGCAACATCTCGGCACTATCTAGTGGCGGTGGCGGTGGCAGTACTGCACTAACAGAACAAATAGCAACAGAAAAAGCCATTATTATGGCAATTGCATTGGGGTAAAATATGGCAACAGTATTTGTAAACGGAATATCACGTGCCGTAGGTACTACTGAAGTAGAAGCTTTTAGTGCAATCGATAAATCAATTGTAATTGGATGTTCAATAACTAATTTGTTATCTACAACAGTTCCAATCACAATTAAATTGCGAAGAGGTGGTGTAGATACTTACATCCACAAAGATAAACGGGTTGAAAGTGGTGAGCCATTTGAACTCATGAAGGGCAACAAACTAGTACTTGCAACTGGCGACAAGCTAATTGTTTCGTCAAAAGTAAATAGTAGCTTAGATGTTGTGTTTTCCATACTACAAGGAGTCTCATAATGAGTGGATTTTATGAAGGCACCGACCTTGTTGATAAAGTGTTTTACGGGTTCCGTCTAGACCCTGACACAGGTAATTTAAACATTGAAATTTTAGACGGAGACACTCCAGTTTCACTACCACAAGATGGTACAATTGATAAGTATGACTATAAACAATGGGTATGGTCAAAAGATACTATTCAGTTTGAATGGGGTAACAAAGGACACTTACTAATGAGGCTAATATAATATGAGTCAACTAATTGATCTAGGAAAATTACGCTTCCACTTTGCTGGGCAGTGGAGCAATGCCACTACTTACGAATCTAACGATATTGTTAAGTACGGTGGTAATGTATATGTTTATACATTTGCGTTAAAAACAGCTGGCGTATTGCCAACAGATACTGCGTACTGGGCCTTAATGGTAGAGGGCTTTAACTTTACTGGCGTCTTTAGTACAAGTGGTAATTACAAGATTGGCGACGGCGTTGCACACGGTGGTGTTGTTTACGTTGCTGTCAAAGACTCAGTAAATATTACCCCTCCTAACGCTACTTACTGGTCTAGATTCCTAGATGGTATTCAGTATGAAGGTGTATATTCTGCAACAACTTCTTATCAGAAGAATGACGTTGTTAAATATGGCGGATCTATTTTTGTTGCAAAACAAGACGGAACAAATAATTTACCTACAAATACAGTCTATTGGGACAAGTTTGTAGAAGGTGTTAGCCCTAGCGGTATTTACAATGAGGCTACTGCTTACAAACCAAATGACTTGGTTGCATATGGCGCTAACATTTATCGTGCTAAAGTTGAGACTACTAACAACGCTCCAAGCAACACTGGTTTCTGGGAATTGTATGTAGGCGGTATTAAGTTTAATGGTAATTTTAGTGCTGTAACTGAATACTATGTAAACGATATTGTTGTGTACGGTAATAACATTTATCGTTCAAAATTAACACAATCTAACACACTGCCAACAGTTGCCGCAAACTGGGAATTGTTAACAGCGGGTAATAGTTACAAAGGTAACTATGTTAATGCTACTGGATATTTTCAAGGCGATATTGTTAGCTACGGTGGTAATGTTTATATTGCACTTGGCGTAACAACTGGTAATTTACCTACCGATGCTACTAAGTGGCAAATATATAGCTCAGGATTTTCCTTTCAGGGTACTTGGTCTAGCGCTATTTCTTATAAAATTAATGAAGTTATTGGATACGGTGGTTCACTGTATCGCGCAAAATCAGACAACCAAAACGTTAATCCTACCGTTACAGCTACCTGGGATAAAATTGTTGCAGGATTTAAAGTTAGCGGACCTTGGTCTACTACAACACAGTACGCAACAGATGAAGTTGTTACCTATGGCGGTAATACTTATATTTCTATTCTTCCACATGCTTCCACAGTATTTGATACAGACTTAGCTGCTAATAAATGGCAAAAGTTTAACTCAGGTATTCGCTGGATGGGTCCTTGGGTAAGTACTACACAGTACTACAAAGACGACGTTGTTAAGGCTGGTGCCAGTTCATTTATCGCAAATGAAGATAGTTTGGGCGGAAGTAACCCAGCTGGTGGAACAAATACAAAATGGAGTAGCTTTGCTACTGGTGCTGAAGGATTCTTGTCTAAAGACGGTGACGCGATGTTGGGTATGCTTACCTTGTTCGCAGTTCCTACAGACCCACTCCACGCAGCTACAAAATCATATGTAGACAGATTTATTAATGCTACATCAGGTGGAACTATTTTAGGTCCTTTGGTTGCTAGCGGTGCAGCTGCAAGTTATACTGCAACAGGCGGCGCTACTGTTAATATCAGTGCTGGTAGTTTAAATCTTACAAACGGTTCTACTCTTACAACTGACGGCACTTCTACACTTGGTAATACCCGTGTTTCTGGTACTTTAGACGTAGACGGCGACCTTAATGTTGATGGTGGTGACTTAACCGTAAGTGGTACTACTTTTAACTTAGCAAACACAACAGTTACAACAGTTAATTTGGCTGGTGCTGCTACTGCAGTTAATGTTGGTGCTGCTACTGGTACAACTACTGTTAAAAATAATTTAACGGTTGATGGCGATACGCAAATTAAAGGTGGCGATCTTACCACTAATCAAACAACTTTTAATGTAATTAATACAACTGCAACAACTGTAAATGCATTTAATGCAGCAACAACCCTAAATATTGCAGGTGCAGGTACAGCAATCGAAATTGGTGCTGCTACTGGTCTTACTAGTATTAACAACAATGTAACAATTGATGGTGTACTAGATGTTATCAGCGGTACTACAATTACAAATACAACTGATGATCCTACTGGATTTGATAATCAGCATCCAGATACTCGCGGTGTGGTTGAGTTTAGTGATAACGGT